CAGGACAACTCGATGCCCTTGCGTGGCGTAACGAATGCTCTCAATGAGTTCCCGGACGTTATCTACTCCTGTATTAGAAGCAGCGTCAATCTCAGTCATTACCATGTGGTGCCGGGTTTCCCAATTGTCGAAGATCTCCGGGTGCTTTCTATTTAATTCTCTGGCAACAATACGTGCGGTAGTAGTCTTTCCCGTACCGCGAGTGCCACAGAACAGCAACGCATGTCCTAGGGTTCCATTTTCTAAAGCGGACCGTAACGGATTAATCGTATGGTCCTGCCCCACAACCTCTTCAAAGGTCGTCGGGCGATACTTAAGAGCTAAAACCTCGCTCATGTTAATTCTCCTTATTCTTTGTCTGCGGGCTCTTCTATAGGATCTAGTCCAAAGTACGCACGTACCGGACCATTGCGGTCGAGATCGTACGGGTCGACCTTCCACTTCTTCTTCATGCGGTGGTAGCCTAGATGGCACTCACACGCTTCGCAATAGAACCAGCGCGTGTCCGGGTTGGTTCGCTTGTAATCATAGTTGCGGTCTGCGTTAGCAAGCTCATCTGTGCACATAGGACACAGAGGAACATTACGCTTACCTTCGATGTTTAGTGTGGAGTCCGCAGGGATCTCCAATTTTTCAGACATATTATCCTCCGTTTCAAGGCGTTTCTTCTTCTTCTTTTTCGATGAAAGTTGTGGGTGGAGCGTTATACTCCTCCATTACTTTCACTGAAGCACTCATTCCTATCCTGTCAGCCCCACACGCTATAAACTTGAGTGCGGTTTGAAGGTCGCTAATTCCGCCCGCTGCCTTAATCTTCAGCGGGACCCCATTACGTAGGGTACCGGTGGGCTTGGTGGCCTCGACTAGCTGAAGCAGGCCGCCGCCCGTTTCTATTACACCTTCCGAGAATTCCTCTTGACGGCGCTCATTCCATCTCCACACGTCCCCCAACCCCGCGCCCCCTGTTCCGAATCCGGTGGAGGTCTTGATGTAATTAACAGCCGTTTTCTCCGACAGGGCCCGATACATGAACATCTTCTCTTCTTCCGTTAGGTAGCAGGTCTCAATAATGCACTTAGAAATGACCTTATGAGTTTTACAAAGCTCCCCCAGGGCCTCCAATTCACTGCCGATGTTTTCATACATTCCAGATTTGATCAGTCCTATATTAGCTACGAAGTCGATCTCATCGACGCCGTTTTCCGCAAAGTACTTGGCTTCCTCGTATTTCAAAGGGAAGGGGATATTCCCATGCGGAAATCCAACTACCGTACAGACGTGGATGTCTGGGTAGTCTTTAAGCGCATCCACTGCAGGCAAAGCCATAAAAGGGGATACGCAAACCGCGGCAAAGGTATACCGGATAGCTTCGTCAAGCAGTTTCTGAAAGTCATCTAACGTGGCCTCAGGTTTAAGTAACGTGTGCTCAATATATCTATTCAAAGGTTGTTTGAGAGTCATCTTTTCTCCGTTCTAATTCCATCTTTACTGCTTTGGAGATAATCTGCAACCCTTTGTGCAAATCCTCTTCATCCCAAAACTTTAATGCAAAAACTTGATTCCCAAAGAGAACAGTAGTACCTAGGTCAGGATGAATAAGTAGATCAAAAGCAAGAACCTTATCATTCTCTTCCTCCACGGTAAATCCATAATCTCGGGTCAGTGTAAAACCTTTCTCTGTCTTTACAGCTACCGACATAACTGCTTCCATGCCGCCCGGAATATCTTCCGGTAAGTTGTCTTTGTATTCGGTCATTCTAGTTCCCCATAAAAGTATAGCCGGAGATTGATCTCCTGACTCTAATTTGATTTAGTAAGTGGCAACAACTAAATTTCATATTCTGGACCATCAAGTGGAGGAGTAGTTCTTTCCTCATGGGTCTGTTCATCCAATTCACCTCTAAAGGCTTTTTTAATCAGGTCCGCATCAATCACTGATTCGGTAGTGTAATATGAGCGGCCGCCTTGCGAGAGGCCTAATGTGCGATGTTCTCCCACCACGTGCTTATTCACTACACAAAGGGATATGCTTGCCTTTACCTCCCGGGTTTTATGCTTATAAATCCAGGCATTTCCAACGACCGGAATAGGCGGCTTCATGGGGTCCGTTATAAAAGGAACTGAACACCCCGCTTCATGTATAATCCTTGGTTTTCCCAATGCCTCGACCAACTCTGTTTCATTTAGACCAAGTACAGTCTCGTCATGGCGTAGAAATTTGGGGTTGTCCATGTGGGTCTGCGATCGCGCGATGCCGGCACATCCCACTGTAAAAAGGAGGAACGCTGTTGCCAATAGCGAATATACCTTTTTCATTATATTACATCGTATCCTAGTTCTTTCATATACGCCACAATCTCTTCTTCAAAAGCTTTGTGCACTTTCCCGTGGTCCCACTCTTGAAGGTGGGCCAATTCGTGGGCTAATGTACGCAAGATGGTAGAGGTAGCTAACGCTACCTTCGGCTTGTTTAGTTGATGAACCCTGATAGACAGGATTTTATCACTACAATTTAGTTCGTCGATATGCTCTGCGTTTATGCACTTATCACACGGTCGGCATTCTCCGTAATGCTTGGCGAGTTTGCGGGTCTCCGGAACGATTTTACTGTATGTTAAACCGTAGTACTTAGCAACCTTCTGTGAGACTTCGTGAATATCTTTCCAAAGCACAACTGTATTCTTACCAGCCATCTAGTCTTATTCCCCTCTAACTATAGTGTCTTTGTATTCGATGTCAACCCTTTCTACCACACGATCGGTCATTAGCACTCCGTCTAGGTGATCAACCTCGTGTTGAAGCACACTTGAGAGTAAGCTATTGTCGTCATGTATCTCGTACTCTTGATTATCCAGTCCCAAGAACTTTAATCTAATATTCCTGAACCGGGGGACCTTTAATCCCATATCCGGCAAGCTTAAACACCCTTCAGGAGCGTCAAATAGTTCTTCCCCACACTCTATAAATTCGGGATTGAACATAACAATCGGCATACGTTTGCCGTACATCCAAGCAGGGTCTAACGCGCAAAGGCGGATCTTCAGACCAACCTGATTTGCTGCAAGCCCGATAGCGTTACTCTTGTACATCATTTCTAGCAAGTCTAGGGCTATCACTTGAAGCTTAGGTGTAACTCTCTCCACAGGTTCGCACACGTGTCTGAGCCTTTGCTCAAACTCCTCCTTCTTAAAATCCCGGTTCGTTATTAATCTCATCCAGCTTTTCCGCTTTCATAATGTCTCTGTTGAAGAAGAAGTTAATCTCTCGCTTAGCATCATGGTCTGTAGCAGACCCGTGTACTGCGTTGTTGGTTAAATTCTTGTGGTCTCCGAATTTGTGGCGAAGAGTCCCAGGTTCTGCTTCAGCAGGGTTTGTGGCTCCAATAAAAGCCCGCCATTCGGCAACCGCATTAGCTTTAGTCAATACGAGAGTCCAGACTGGTCCTGCACTCATGGTCTGTACAAGATTGTCGTAAAACTCTTTCCCTTCGTGCTCTGCATAGAATTGGCTTGCGCCCTCTTTCGTGAGTTGGGTTAGCTTACCTAAGATAATTCCAAACCCACCCTCTTCAATTTGGGCCATAATCTTTCCGGACTGTCTTTCAAGATGTGCGTGTGGCTTAATCAAAGCCAAAGTCAAATGGCCTGCCATTAGTTCGTCCTCACTTTGATGTAAAGTTTCCATCCCTGCGCCCCACTGACGCCCATGGATTCTGCTCTAGTACCGGGGTAGTGCATCTCTACCATTGCCTTTATGTTCCGGTGGTGTGATGTCTCATCTACTTTCTTGAGTTCTGTAATGATCTCTCCTGTGGTTACCATTCCGCACCAATGGTTGCCCTTTTTCTCACCGTTCTGGATCAGTAGGGTGTCAATCGTCTTCCGAAAAGCACTGTGGTGCATTACCATATTTTCGTAGCTAGCAGTTGGATCCGATCCAGGAATCTCATTGCCTCTTGGAGTTGTTCAGTCTGTAGGTCCTCTAACTCCTGCACTTGCAGTGGGTGCCCTATATCCCCAGCAGTTAAATCGGCGTACAAGGCCTCCAACATAAGCTGTCTTCCGAGGATCTCTCTCAGCGTTGCTTGGTATCCGTTAAGAAACAATTTGATTTCGCCCAGAACTCTACTAACCTCTTCGTCCAGCTCTGTAGTTCCTAGGTTCTCAAGGAAGGAGTCACACTTATTGATTCTCCAAAACAGCCTCTTAAGGTTGGAGGAATCGACGCTCCGTACAAAGTGCAAAGTGTCAGAGTCTATGGCAAAAACACAGCCTCGCAGATTTGACAGTTGAACCTGCTTCTCTGCAACAGCAACCTTCTCTGACCATGCTCTTTCTCCAACCTCTAGCCCTCCGCGAAAAGCACCTACAATCAGCAGCGCAGACAAAAGAACGAGAAAGTATTTCAGCATTAAAAACTCCCGATATCCAAACCACCCTTCTTTGCGGGAGGCTCTTCCAAAAAGTTGTTCAGGTCATCGACCATCTGCTTTACCTGACCAATAGAAGGTTGTATTACCACAATAACCTTCTCTACCTGGGGAAATCTTGTGCGTATAGCCGTACCGGCAGCAGACTCCCGGTCGGGAGATTCCCGATCGAACCTGATGAAGACTTCATTGTCGCTAGAAATACCTACGAACGAGCAGCCGTCAATATATTCGTTAATGAACTCAGCAATTTCCTTAAAACTTTCTGTCACGGTTTTCTAACTCCTTGAGTCGTGTGCTAAAAACAAACATCTGAAGTTCTACCCATCTAAGCCCGATATAGTCTCCGTCTTTATAACACTTCACGGCCTCTAGCAACATCATCTTGACTGTATAATTCACCATTGGTGGCGATTTAGGGGCTACCATTTTTCTTGTAGTGCTCCTCTACCGTGTGAATCATCTCTACGAGCCAAGCTGCTTCTACAAGTCCTGCGCCCTTGTCGCCCAGTGGGATCGTGTGTTCATCCAGTACTGTTCTCATGTAGTCTATTAGTGGGGTTTCCATAAGCTATTCTCCTCGCATCTTCTATTGCTTGGAAAAAGCCCTGCTTAATCTCAGGCTTCTGATTTCTCAAAACATAAGCAGGATGATATGCAATAACAACTACTGTTCCATTCACAGACGCCTCAACATTACCGTTCTCTTTGGTTATCTTAACTGGTCTGCCCAACCAATACTCGGAGGCGACCTTTCCCAAAGTAAGAAACACTTGAGGCTTAACAGACCCGGTTTGGCTTAGCAGATGGGGTAAACAAGCATCCATCTCCCGAGCCGTTGGGTTTCTATTTCCGGGAGGCCTACACTTCACCATATTAGTAATGTAAACATCTTCTTCTGTTAGACCTGCGGCAACTAATGCCTCATTTAGAAGTGCCCCGGACCTACCTACAAAGGGGAGGCCTTGAAGATCTTCTTGTTCCCCGGGGGCTTCTCCTAGAATCATCAATTTGGCATCCCGGGAACCCCGGGACCAGACAATATTAGTACGATTCTCTGCTAACGGGCAGAGGGTACAATCAGAGATATTGCCCATGGCTTAATTCCTCTTTTACTTCCCCATTACCACTTGCGGTGGGGAGGCCCGGCGGAAGATCTCCCACTCCTGGGGGGCCGCCACCAGCACCGAACAGCATCTGCATGGGGTCAATCTCTCCGTTAGCGACCTTCTCCTCAAATTCCTTGCGTAGCTTCTCGTTCTTCTTGTGGGCGTAAAGCCCAATACAGAGTTGGAGCCCTTCCGAAATTATGAAAGCGCTAACGAGAGCTGCAAATACTGGCCAAAAAATTGTCCAGAACATGTTACTCCTCCATTTCTAAAGTCTTGTTGTACTCATCATGGTCCACCCACCCATTCGGAGTCAAAAATCCCCAATTCCTACGAGATCGGAACCTTATGAAGAATGTCCAGGCGGGGCCTTTGTTCAGCTCTACCCAATGAAACTCTTCAGCTGTGCGGAACTTAGGACTTAGCACTCCACGCCAAATTGCTGTTCCGTCAGGCAAATGCTCCGTATATCCCTTAGTAAGCAGGAGAGAGAAGAAGTTGCCTGGGTGGTCATGGGGGACACCATAGTCTGAAACCCAGAACTTATGAATGTAGATACCAATTAGCTTAGTATGAATGAGGACGTACCTCGTGAGATATAGTTCCCCAGGCTTTCGGTAAATGTCTCTTTTCGTTAGCCATTTTCTTTTATAGGAACTCACAGTAATCTTTCTCCCATGTATCAATTATAACCCAGAAAGCGGGGAAAGTCAATGAGAGGCTCGTAAGTACTCGTTTTTGCGAAAAAATTCGCGAGACCTTTTAATGCCACTTCCCCTTATATTGCCACTGTTTGGCTTTAACCAGGGATTGGTACTGGGTCCGTCTCCACACCCAGGCTGTCGTCCTCCTCGCCGCTAACGTGCTTGTGTCCGTTGCTCCGCTCATTAACGGGGGTAGAGACCGTAGGAAGTACCACATCATCTGCATCGCCGGGGTCCTGTACAGAAATCCGAGCAGTACCACTACTAAAATCGGTCTTACTCCAGCGGTCTTCTTTGTTGAGTTGGTCAAACCGCTCTACTGGCTCGTGCACAGGTCCAAGAGTAGGTCCTTCCGGATTACGCTCTCGCTTCACTCGATTAGACCCAATCCTCTTGGAAGGGTCCTTCATAGCCTTCTGGAAGCTCTCTACCCTCTCTTCCATCTCTCGTTCCACGGACTCCCGCTTCGCCTCAGCCTCACCCTTATTTTTGGTGGGGTCGCGAAAAGTACCAGTTGGACGTATTTGTCTCTGTTCTATCTTTCTCACTTTGTCGTAAGGATATACTGTCATATCATAGCTCCTTTGAAATTTTGCCCCCGGTAGTAACCATAATCATCGTACCTATAAAGGAAACGTCATTAATCTGGTTATCCCCCAGAGCTTCTGTAATAGCGGGGCTTGTAATACTAGTCCCCACAGCTGGTTCCTGTTCGGGAACCGTTACGGTGTCGATCAGCGTTCCATCAATAAATACTTTGAGTTCCGTTCCGGGACCGAAGTCCAAATCTGCAAAAGATAATGAGTGCATGGGGCACCTCCGTTATAGTTCTGTAGTAATGATAATGAACCTAGGGTATGTCTTAGGAACGGGTACGATAGTCGCGATTTCCCGACCCTCTAGAAGATCTATGACCGCGGGGGTCATAGCAACTTCCCTGATGTCATTATCGTCCTTGGGGGTTTCAATAGTGTCTATTCGAAACCCATCAACATATATGTTCGTTCGCGTCTGGATGTCTTGGCCCGACATAAATATCCCTACTCCTCGTCTGCGGAAGGCTTCCTGATTTCTAGTAGAACATCAAGAATGTCTATTAAAGCTACAGCGGTGATTGCGGTAGGATCCACATAGCTGGATTGGTCCTCAATCTGCTTAACAAGCTTCTCTCGTTGGTCTTGCATGAGATCGGTTAGCATTAGAACCCCCGAACTTTATCTAGCGCTTCAGCGATTGCATCATAGACAACATCGAAAAGACTATCAACATGATCTTCCAATCCCGGTGGGAGAGAATTAAGAGATGCCCGCACAATTTCAGAGATCTCCCAAGGCTCAAGCCCTTTAAGAGACTCTTCTCGCGACGCAATCAGTTTATCTTCCAGTGGTATTTTATCCACCAACACCTCGTAGTCATCATGGATCTTTTCCATGTGATCGAGTAAGGCTTTACCCTTCATTTTGATACTCCTTCGTAAAGTGATTATTTTGGTGGGGCATTATAGCCCCTCGTATCCTTAATACTCTCTTGGAACAGAAGCAATAGCGCTGCTAAAGCTTCCCTAACCTGTTCGTCTTGGACCAGACTTATTCTGATAGCTGCCTCATTGAAGGCTTCTATTGTCCCATCAGACATAAAAACTCCTCAGTCTTGAACTGGATGCTGCTCCCTGTCGAGTCTAAGCATGTGCTCCGCTAATTTCTTTGCTTGTGAAAGGTTTCCGTATTCTACTGCACGAAGCAGTTGTCTTAGATCTTTAGTCTCAACAGTGATTGTCTCCGGTTTTTCGAATGGCATTAGTCCATCTCGATAGCGAATTTAATTTCGCTGACAGTTTCTAGGGCGGTTATGTCGCCCCTTTGCATACCGCGTGTATGCTCGGCAGTGCTGGCAAACCTATGACTTACCGATATCTTGGAACTTCCACCAGTATTGATTGCGAGTCTTGCATTCAAAATCTGGTCAGTTCCAAGAGTGTGATCATCAGGAAGTCCTGCATTTGCTACCACACAATCTACTAGTAGGTCCCCAGGGCTTGAGGGGATAGTTCCACTCAATGTACCCGTTGATGTGATATTGTGTTCAATACGGTCAGTAAAACTGCCCGGCAAATACCCAGAGGACGTGGTATTAACGCCTGAATAAACCACCGAAAAGGCATTAACGTTGGACACTATTTCGTTCATTCTGACAGTTAGGGTCCCGCTACTATTTTCACCTGTTCCATCGAACTGGGGACTTGTCAGAGTAAAAACGTGGATGGATGGGAATGCTCTCCCATCCCCAACTAACTCGTGTGCCAGAGTTAGCGTTTGGGTTATTGCACCTTCGAAAGTGGCTTCTAGTGCCTGTACCTTTCCTTCGCTACTGCTATCAATAGCGCCTACGAAACATACCAGGAAAGAGCCGCTTCCGGTGGTGCCACCTGTGTGGATCCACGAAAACTCTTGTTCAGTGAATCGTGGTTCAGAGTTCGCTGTACTTTGTATTGGTACTCTGTCGAATCCACTTTCTATAGTCATAGTGAATCCACTACTATGTTGGTGCCAGTGACAGTGGCATTGACGCCTACATTTATGTTGCCCGTAGCTACGTAATCCTTGCCGATGTCAGAGGTATCTGCTCCCAGCCTCCACCAGTGCTGTAAGTTCGCACTGGAAGTATAATTACCTGAGTTAGTGACTAAATCATAAGCAAAGGTGCCGGAGGCTATGGCCACTATCTCTGCGTCGCCAAGTACCTCGTCCCACACACCGATTGGTCCGAGCAGTCCCGAGTAAGCTACGATCCGCGGACCGTCCAAACTCTGGGCGATTCCGGTATATGCGACCGCAAGACGCGTGCTGCGTTGCTTTCCCGACTCTGTAGGGTCCTCCATAATAAAGGACCCCGTTCCGGAAAGAGTCTGACTGTAATCTGTAATCTCTAGCCCATTGTCCCAAGCTATAAGATTGTTTCCGTCCCAAGCGCAGGAGAAGAGTCTCCATTCCTTACGCTTCTGAGCCATGTTGAATCTGGTGATCCGAATACGCTTCGCATCCCGATCGTAATTCTCCACCATGATGAATTCTTCGTGGGTGCTGTCTCCAATCCTCTCGCCCCAAACCAAGACTTCATTACGGTGACTTAGCCCCTTGAGGTGCAAGAGAGCCCGACCATCTGGCTTAAACCGCGGGCGTCCTTCGGAATCAAACACATTACTGACTTCAAAGGGTTTCATCCATATGGTAATCGTCCAAAGGTCGGCGACTCCCATAGCCTGACGAAGTGCGTTCTCTAGATACTCATTCTTCCCGTCGAACTGGAGACTCACATTCGTCAGTACTGGCATTCTCTCCTCTACTCCATAATTCCGGCATCATATTCCTTTGCGGCATCTCGAATTAGGAAACGCATCTTAATATTTTCGGGTTCGAAGAACTCTTTAACCACCTCAATCACATCCGCCGAATCAAATGGTTTGCAGCTGAAAACATCCAGGTAAAAGCTGCCATCCTTATCCACAAAATGACCGGAAATGTTTGAAGTCTCGATCAGTTGTATTATACTCCACCCCGCTTTGTCTGGATCGTGCGTAGCGAAATGTTCAACGATGGGTTCCCCATAGGCAACCATATCAATATCCTTGACTAGCCGCTGAACAAAATTGACTAGACGCCCTCTCTCTGTAACCAACTCCACAGGACTTCCACTACAGTCCAATAGCAAGTGGTATCCCCAATAATCCATGACTAACCTCCTAATCCTTAACAGAGACGAACCACGCCTTGTAATGCGGGTCCGGTCTCTGAAAACGAAGATTGAATTTCTTAAGCGTAGCTCTGTTAATCACACGGGCAGCGGGGCCGCCAGTGCTGTCATTGGCCGTCAAGAAATACTTCCCATTCCCAGAGACCTTGGTTAGGAGCACGAAGTGTCGAGAAAACCCTTCCTCATCTGTTTTCCAACGGTAATTCAAAACTACTATCCCTCCAGAGAGGAGGTGTTCTTCTATTTGACTCAACTTGGGTCGATGTACGCGTCGAACCCGAACATCGACTGGAAGAAGACCCACAACATGGCGTAGAGCCCTATCAAAGGCGGCATGTCTAGTTCCTCTTGTGGGTACGCAGTCACAGGCTTCCTGAAGGACCTTGATTCGTTCCTGGTAGTTGAACCGTACCCCTACCCATTTGAGGACGTTCATAATCGCTACAGGTCCGCAGCTATAATGATCCCTCTGCTTTACGTAGCGCACTTGTGACATCATCATCCCCTATTCTCTATGGCCCGCCTCGATATTTTTTACGAGTAACAACGCCGTCCTGAATGCCACTCACCGCAACCTGTGCAATACGGAGTTCGGGACTCATCAACCTCTTTTGCTAATCTTCCCTGATTGGCATAATTTTCGGCCGCAATGAAAGCATTTGCCCGATCATTCATAGTATACCGGAATTCATAGTAGCCTAAAGCTAGAAGTCGCAGACCGAAGTAACCTACAACCAAATACATAACTACGCTCATTATTCGTCCTCTACAAAAAATTCCGTGTCTACTGGAATTCGGAGAACCATCTCGGGATCGAGACCCCTGCCCTGATTCGGAAAAATTTCCTTCCAAAGCTCTTCGATAATCTTCCGTTGTTCTAATGTATTGGCGTAGCGTAGCTTAGCTGCATCTCTCGTAACACAGGCCGGGGGCTCTGGCGGACTCACCCACCGAGCTAAACTAAGCCGGAAGGCATACCACCTATCTTGAATCCCCTCCAATAGCGACTGGAAGGAATTAGGCTTCGGTCTAGGTAGATTTCGAGCGTGGTGTGCTTTGCGCTCTAGCTGGCGGTGGTACACATCCGACTTCTCCAACACATGGACATTCGCACTATGCTGAACCACTCGGCGCTGCTGAAATCTATCCTTCTTCTTCATAGTACCAAAATCTTCGGTCACATAAATTGTAAGAGCCATATCTTTCTCCTTAAGAATCAATCTCGCTCATTTATATACTACCCCGAGGCCGTGGTGTTTGAGGTCAAACAGTTTCTTTG